AGAAGAAATAGCGAATGCTAGAACTACAATGAATAAAAGTAACAGGCAAAACAACCCTAGATTTGATAGAGGTAAAAAAAATAATTATGTTGATATTTTAGGTGTAGTCGGCGAGTTAATAGTTCTCGACTATTTAACCGAAAAAAATATTGATTATACAATGATTAAAATTTTAAATCCATATCCATCTAAAGAAGCAGATTTTACAGTTAAAAATAAAAAAATAGACGTCAAAGCTACTGAAGATTCAAAATATAGAAGCGTACTAGTCAATGAAGAAGCGCATAAAAAAGGACTAAATAAAATAGATTTATATTGGTTTGTTTATATAATTGATAAACAGAATTGTCAGTTTTATTTTGCAGATTATAATGAAGTTAGCAAATGGGATTGTAAATTGATGAAATACACTAATGCTTATCATTCAAAGATAGAAAATTTAAAAAAATGAAATTAGGAGATATAATATACTACATTACTAAGTACACAGGGATAAAACATATAGTCGAAACATATCACGCTTTTAAAGGCACTAAATGTAATTGCGATGAAAGAAGAAAAAAATTCAACAAAATAAAAATTAAAAGATGGTAACCTTTGAAGAAACAGATTTTAAATTATGGACAGTATTCCGAATGGGTACAAAACAACACATATCAGCCAAAGAGTTTGAATTGGTGTGCAAACTACACGCTAAATATTACAAGCATCGTTTTTACAAACCCTGCACCTGCTCGCCCAAAACAGTAAACAGATGGATTAAAGATTTGAATGTAATCTGGGACAATGGGACTGAAAAAGATTCATAAATGGGAGAAAGCAGTCATATTGCTTTTAAATTTTGATGGTTGGGATTTGACTTGGTCAGGCGATGGTTACACACATTATGATGCTATCGGTAAAACTCCAAAAGGTTTTGATTGCGTTATTGAAATGAAGTTCCGTAATAAATATTATGAAGATAAAATGCTTGAGAAAGACAAGTACGATTCATTAATGAAATTAGATAAAGATATAATAAAACTTTATTTTGTTAATGACCCAAAGGGAAATTTTATGTATTGGCTAAACACTCTTAAAATGCCAAAGCCTGTTAAAAAATATTGTCCTGACACTACAATGTGGACAAAAAAAAGATTAAAAAAAGATGTTTACCTTCTTAAAGAAAACCAAGCTAGTAGGATAAATATTAATCTTCTCTAAATAAAAGTTATTAAATTTTGTTTATAACTTATTTTGTTTTATATTTGTTCTATGTTTAAAACACACAGAAAATTTTTAAAACAAGACCCTAACAATTGGAAATGGTTAATTTGCTTTTATGTTATGGCATTTTTTATTACAGTAATTTTAACAATACAGATATGAATTTAGAGACAATTAAACAGGAACTACAAGAATACATCAATGATGAAAAATCTAACTACAATGATGTTGACATTAATGATTTACATTATCATTTATTTAATCAAGACTATTATATTATAGGTTACTATAATGCTGAACAATGGTTAAAGAAACATAACATTAATATTTTTCAGGGTATTAGTTTTGTTCAAGATTATGAAAGGGAAATGTTTGGTAATGATGGTATGAGAAATTATGATAACGCTGAAAGCCTAGTAAATATGATTGTTTACATAATAGGAGAAGAATTATTATATGAAAATGAAAAGGTGTGAAAAAACAAAAATCATTATGGAGAAAAAATAAGTATGGTAAATGGTTTAAATTAAAACCTATAAATGATAAGGAAGTGTTTATTCCTTGTGATGATACCACTCAAACTTATAATTGGCAAATAACAAATAAAAGCGGAAAACTAAAATCTAAAAAGATATGAGATATAAAATAAAAAACAAACAACTTGTAATAGATTGGTTTAATAATTTTGCAGACTATATAGAAAGTTCAGATAGGAATTTATATTTAGAAGCTATTGAATATGCAGATGATAATGAATGTGAATTATATGCAGATAATAATGAATATGAATTATGAAAAAAGAAAAAAAGGTTAGACAGTACAGGTCAAGACAAGGTAGGTCAGACAGGCAATATGCAGGTAGTATGAAAGTTTTAGCTATCGCATTTATAGGTTTGATAATAACTTTAATAATAACACTAATATAAAATGGGAACATCAAAGGACGATTTAATTGACAGAATATACGAGTTAGAAGAAGAATTAAAAGAAGCGAAGAAACACACATATATACACGAAACACATAATTTATATTGTAGCGATGGCGAAATGCATATTGGTTATGGGGATGTAGATAATGAAAAATGGCTAGTATATAATGTAGATTCTTTATTCAAAGACTTACCATTTATAATTACTCAAGTTGTAAAAGAAAATAAAAAAATGCAAGAAATGTATTTAGATTTAATAAAACAAAGTTTAAAAGAATTATAATGAAAAATAAAATACACCCCTTTGAGAATGAAATTTTTAACGCCTTTAGAGTTAAAGAAAAAAAAATAAATGATGCTATAAGTTTTTTAAAGTTGAACGGATATAAAGTTTACGAAGAAAAGAAATGATATTACTTATTGACGCTGATAGTTTAATTTTTGCAAGTTGCTATCGACATAAAGAAAACCCTGATGATAATCCACACTTTGAAAACCTTGAAGACTGTGTAGCTAAGTTTGATGAGCAATTTATGAAAATTGTAAATGACTTAGAAGAAATCTATGATATTGAAAAAGTTATTACATTCAATGGAAGTAAAGGGAACTTCAGAAAACTAATGACAAAAAAATATAAAGCCAATAGAAAAAAACAAACACTACCCCCTCTTTTACACGATATGCACAAATACGTAAAAGAAACATACGATAGCAAGTTTGGGTTTGGAATTGAAACTGATGACTTAGTTGCTAGGTATTGGTATAGATTGTCAACAGAGTTTGGAAGACAAAATGTTATGATAGTTTCTATAGACAAGGACTATAAACAATTCCCTTGCCTTATGTATAACTATCACTACAAACACAAAACAATACTAGACATATCAGAAAAAGAAGCGATGTATAATTTCTATGAGCAAATGATAGTAGGCGATACTGCAGATAATGTAAACTACTTTAAAGGAAAGGGTAAAGCGTTTGCTAAAAAATATTTTGTACATTGTGATAGCAAATACAAATACACAAAGAAACTATACAAATTATTCAAAGATAAATACAAAGGCAAAGCAAGACAAAGATATACAGAATGTTATAACCTTTTAAAACTTAGAACAAACTAATGCACAATTTAACACCAATAGAAATAGCAGTAAAGATAAAAGAATTATCAGGTCTTGATGTATTTAAAAACACAAGACAAAGAAAATACATAGAAGTAAGGTCATTATTAAATCACTTATTACGCAACAAACTCAATATGCGTTGGATACATATAGCACAATTCTATATAGATAATGGCAAAAATTATGACCACTCTACTGCATTATACTCTAGTAATAAATATTATTTAAACGCTCAACATAATCCTAAGCTAAAAGAAATAGAAGAAATATTTACTTTTAAATCAGATTTATGTTATGATAAAATAGACAGAGTACATTACTTAGAAAATAAAGTAACAAACTTAGAAAACAAAAATTTAGAATTAAAGAATAAATTCAACCACCCAATGTATAAAGTGATTAGAAATGTTCCTGATTCTTTAGTTGATGAGGTTGGTCAAAAATTAAAGTTATGGGAAAAATCATTAGAATGGAAAAAAGAGTTAAATTAAATACGTTATATAGTTATGATAGAGAAAGTTAAGATTAATAAAATATATTCAAATCCTGTAAACCCAAGGACAATCAAAGAACATAAATTCAAGAAATTAGTTAATAGTATAAAAGAATTTCCTGAGATGTTAAAGCTAAGACCAATCATAGTTAATAGTGAGATGGGAATATTAGGTGGCAATATGCGTTACAAGGCTTGTCAGCAATTAGGTTTAAAAGATGTATGGATTATTAAAGCTGAGAATCTAACAGAAAAACAAATGCAACAATTTGTAATCAAAGATAATGTAGGCTTCGGTGAGTGGGATTGGGATATACTTGCTAATAGTTGGGATACTAAAGAATTAAAAGATTGGGGTATTGATGTTTGGCAACCTGAAGAAGCAATAGATTATAGCGTGTTAGATGAGATTGACTTAGATGATGAAATACAAACTATGTATGACCAAACAAAGAAATCAATAATACTTGAATATCCTGCTGCAGATTTTGAGCCTATAAAAAAAATATATGATGACTTAAAAAATAAAGGAATTAATTTATCTGATTTATTTTATAAAGCTATGCAGAAATATGAATCATAAAGTTTATGTGATAAGTGCTAATCGTTACAATGATTTACCTTTTGATAAAGAACAAAAAGAAAAATATATCTTTTGTGTTAAAAATGGTCAAAAGGAATTATATCAGCAGAATGGATGTAAAGAAGTTTATAATACAGGTAACTTAATGGATAGTAGAAATTTTGCACTTGAACACGCTTTTAGTAATAATAATATTTGTATACAATTAAGTGATGATATAAAAAAGGTAACAACTAACAAAAATTTTTTTAAAAAAAAGATAGTAAAGTTAGATGAAGCCATTGAAGATATAGTAAGTAAGTTTGTTAAAATAAAAGGAGTTGATTTAATGGGTGTACCCCCTACTGATAATTATTTTTTTGCTAATAAATTAGTATTAGAAAATAAATTCTGTATTGGCGATATGTTATTTGTAAAACCTAACGAATTGAGGTTTGATACTCAACTTAGTTTAAAAGAAGATTATGATTACACGCTTCAACATATACAAAAAGGTAAAGTTCTCAGGTATCAAAAATATTTATTTACATTCAAGCATTATTCAAACAAAGGTGGGGCAGTTGATATTAGAAACGACAAAGAAGAACAAAAAAATATAATGATATTAAAATCTAAATGGGGAGATAAGATAAGATTAAACCCAAAAAGAAAAAATGAAATATTAATATGAAAACATTAAAACTAGAAAAACAAGAACACGACAAAAAGATTGGCTCAAGGTGTGAGTTTGTTCCACCTACTGTAACTGAAAGTTGTTTACTTGAGTTTGAGGGTAAGATAATAGGTTTTTATTTAAACGACTTACCTGACAAACTAAAACAATACATTACAATAGCCAACAAAGAATTCTTGAGTAAGAATGTTCCTAAATCATTATTAGAACGTTCTGATGTTATGCAAATGCAAAGAAAATACGGTATAAGTAGAGCAGAAGCAAAGGCTAGGAATACAGTACAGATGTCCACTATATTAGGTGGCGTATTAGCTAAACCTCATCTCAGAAGACCTTACAATTCTGTTTCAGCAGTTCACACAAACCAAAAAGCAAAGACATTCATAAAAGCAATGTTACTATCTTGTTTAGAAAGTGAGAAACTAATAAAACAGTATATGCCTGAACAATATGAAATACAAAAAAAGATAATAGAAGAAACGACATTACCTAAATATAGATTTGGAAACTTATTTACTAGCAGTATATCTAACTTCAATATAGCAGCACCATTTCATCAAGATAGGGGTAATTTAAAAAACACAGTAAACGTAATACTAACTAAAAGAAAAGATACAGAGGGTGGGGCATTATGTGTTCCTGATTTTAACCATACATTTGAACAAGCTAATAATAGTATTTTAGTATATCCTGCTTGGTATAACATACACGGAGTTACTAAGATTATAAAGCATAATGAAGATGCTTATAGAAATAGTTTAATATTTTATCCTCTCTCTGGTTTTGATAAATAATATGAACAAAAGTAGACACATAAAAAAAGAATCAATGATTAAGGCTTTAGAACAAAGTCTAGGAATTGTAACAGTAGCTTGTAAGAAAGCTGAAATACCAAGAAGTACATTTTATAAATGGCTAAATGAAGATGAGGATTTTGCAAGAGAAGTTAAAGACATTGAGAATATTGCTTTAGATTTTGCAGAAAGCCAATTACATAAACAAATTTCAGAAAACTCAACATCAGCTACAATATTCTATTTAAAAACAAAAGGAAAAAAAAGAGGGTATATAGAAAGACAAGAGATAACAGGTGCTGATGGAGTTCCTACTAATTTCCAAATCGAGATAATTGATAAAACCGAAGATACAGACTAATATAGTTTACAAACATCTTGTAAATAGTGATAAGAAAATAGTTGTAGAGCAAGGCGGAACTCGTAGTGGTAAAACATACAACATACTTTTATTTATTATATTTCATTATTGCACACATAATAAAAATAAGATAATTACTATTTGTCGTAAAACATTTCCAAGCTTACGAGCAACAGTATTAAGAGATTTCCTACAGATATTAAATCATTATCAAGTTTATAGAGATGAGTATCATAATAAGAGTAGTAGTGAATATAATTTATTCGGAAACTTAATTGAGTTCACATCACTTGACCAATCACAAAAGATTAGAGGGCGTAAAAGGGATTTACTATTTATCAATGAGGGTAACGAGTTATATTGGGAAGATTGGCAACAATTAATATTTAGAACACAAGAACGTATAATATTAGATTTTAACCCATCAGATGAGTATCATTGGATTTATGATAACGTTATAACTAGAAAAGATTGTGCCTTTTATAAAACTACTTATTTAGATAATCCTTTTTTAGAAGATGTAATTAGAGATGAGATAGAAAGGTTAAAAGAAACCGATGACCAATAT